GATAGACTGTCAGTCAATTAGCCTAACTAATTGCTAGCGTTTTCAATGGTTTAACTCTATTTGTTGGTGGTTTTGTTGGCAAAGCTGGCGGATTTTGGCCATTTTCTGCGGATTCCGGTGGCTGGACGCGATCAACCCCCCACCTCGAGCAGCAAGCGCCCGCGTTCGTGTACATGCACACCCGATTACAATATTTTAAAAAAATGAGGCTGCATGAGCAAAGTTCTTACCGATACGCTGATAAAACTGTACAATGATCCTGTCCTTTTCGTCGAGGAAATATTGGGTGCAACCCCCCAGCCTTGGCAAGCAAAGGCGCTACGTGCTGTTGTAAAAAATGATAAAATTTCAATTCGCAGCGGTCATGGTGTTGGCAAGTCTGCCTATTTAAGCTGGCTGATACTGTGGTTTCTTCTGACACGTTATCCCGCGAAGATTGCATGCACAGCGAATACAGGCAGTCAACTGTCTGATGTGTTGTGGGGTGAAGTGTCTAAGTGGGCAAGGAAAATGCCTGATGGGTTTCTGCAACTACTGGAGATAAAAAGCGACAAAATAGAATTAACTGGCGCACCAGATAGTGCGGCATACGCAAGAACGGCAGCGCGTGACAGGCCGGAAGCTCTTCAGGGGTTTCACAGCCCGAATATGTTGTTTCTTGTTGATGAAGCATCTGGTGTGCCGGATATTATTTTTCAGGTTGCTGAAGGGGCGCTATCCACAACTGGTGCGAAGGTTGTGATGTGCGGCAATCCCACCAGAAATTCTGGATATTTTTATGATGCGTTCCACAGCATGTCTCATCGATGGGACACGATGAAAGTGAGTTGTCATGACAGCACTCTTGTCTCGCCTGACTTCATTCGGGACATGTCGGAAAAGTATGGCGAAGAAAGTAACATCTTTTCTATCAGGGTTTTGGGCGAGTTTGCGAAAGAGGATGATGATGTTCTCATCCCTCTGCACCTCATTGAGGATGCGGTTAAAAGAGATGTGGATCTCACTGAAACAGCGCCTATTGTTTGGGGGTTAGACGTAGCCAGGTTCGGGAATGACAAAACGGCCTTGGCAAAGCGGCGTGGCAATCATTTGCTTGAACCTGTGCTTCACTGGTCTGGCAAGGATCTGATGGAGACGACAGGAATCCTTCTCACACAGTATGAGGATTGCAGGTTTCTTGACCGGCCACAGGAAATAGTTGTTGACAGTATTGGTATGGGTAGCGCGGTGGTTGACCGTGGCATTGAGCTTGATTTGCCGGTCATTCCCTGTGCTGTGTCTGAAAGTCCTTCTTTACGCGCTAAATATGTACGCTTGCGTGACGAATTATGGTTTAAGGCGAGGGAATGGTTTACCGGCCTTGATGTCCGTATGCCGGACGATTCCCAGCTTATAAAAGAACTTAGCGTCCCACGCTTTTCTTATACGTCAACAGGCAAACTAAAAGTTGAAAGCAAGGACGAGATGAAGAAAAGACTCGGCGCTAACGCTTCACCTGATCTTGCAGACGCTTTTTGTTTAACCTTTGCCGGTCAGGCTGTAGCAGCCCATCACGGAAGGGCATACTTTACGCATAACAAGGAAATGGAATACGGAGATTCTGCTTGGATAGTTTAAACGCTTTTCATGTTCTCTATAACGATGAAGATGATGAAAGCCAACCCACAGGGGCAATTATGTCCGTTTGTGGGAAAATGGTTGATTCCGACGCTGTGGAATATGCGGAGCTTGTTCCGACTATGTTTTTGTGCGCTGCGATCTGTGCGTACCGCGCTGGTATGTCTCCAGCAGATTATGTCGAGTACATTCATGGAATTAAATTGACTGAGGGAAATTTTGGTCATGCCTAAAATTGGAAAAAAAAGTTACGCATACACGAAGAAAGGGTGGGCGGCTTACAAAAAACAAAAATCCAAAAACAAGCGGAAGAGTAAAAAGAAATGATTGAATGTCCTAAATGCAAGTATCCAAACCCCTTGGGTGGCACAGGCAGATGCAGAGGTTGTTCTTATGATCTGTCACAGCCGGTTATTTCCGTAAAGCCACGGTCAGAGCCTAAAATTAAGGCCAAATCGAAGAAAAAGGCAAAAAATGGCAAGAATGGATGACACTGAACTAAAGGCAATTGTTCAGTCTGAAATAGAACAAAGTTTAAACTACTACGACTCTGAGTTTAGCGGTGATCGTATCACTGCTATGGAACGTTATCTTGGCGAGCCGTTTGGTAACGAGCAAACAGGTAGATCTCAGGTTGTAGATACAGTTGTCAGCGACTGCATCGAGATGGCTATGCCTTCTTTGATGCGCGTCTTCACCTCGACCAAGGACGTTGTGCGGTTCCTCCCCCGCACAGCGGAAGACGTTCCAAAAGCTGAACAGGCACAGGATTATGTAAATTTTATTCTGAACAGTGATAACAACTGGTTCCAACTTGCCCATAATTGGTTCAAAGATTCTCTTCTTTTAAGGATGGGAATCCTGAAGCATGGCTGGAATTCAAGTATTGAAACAACAGAGGAAAACTATGAAGGTCTGACTGAAGACGAATTGACGTTGATGCTGTCGTCTGAGGAAGTGGAACTTGTCGAACAGGATGCGCGTCCGGCTGGAGAGCCGGTACAAGGCCCAGACGGACAGATTATTCCAGCCCCGATTGTCTACGATGTAAAAGTCAAGCGGTCAGATGAACAGGGGCGCGTTGTTATCGAAAACATACCGCCGGAAGAATTTTTGGTCAGTCATCGTGCCAAGTCTATAGATGATGCTGATTTTGTCTGCCATCGTTCCGCAATGACTGTCAGTGATCTGGTGGCAATGGGTTATGACCGTGATCTTGTAGAAGAACACGCCGGTACAGACGATCTGGATAATTCCAGCGAAGTGCAGAATAGATTCAGGGATATTGAGTCTGGTTCGGCGGATGACAGCGGTGATCCCACACGCCGCGAAGTCATGGTTAACGAGTGTTACATTCGGGTGGATTACGACGGTGATGATGTTTCCGAATTAAGAAGAATTTTGACCATTGGAGACACGTCTGAAATTCTGGAAAACGAGCCATACGATTACATTCCGTTTTCAGTGCTGTCTCCAATTTTAATGCCTCACCGTCTTGTTGGCAGAAGTTTTGCTGATCTGGTTCTTGATCTACAGCTAATACGCTCGACGGTTCTGAGACAGCTTCTGGATAATCTGTATCTCACAAATAATGCCAGAGTGGTTGCTGTCGAGGGACAGACAAATCTCGATGACGTTATGAACTCCAGACCTGGTGGAATTATTCGTGTCAGACAGCCAGGTATGGTGCAGCCTCTGGCGATACCGCAAGTTGGCAATGATGCTTTGCGTACTTTACAGTATCTCGATGAGTTGAAAGAAAACAGAACCGGCATGTCCAAGGCCAGCATGGGTCTGGATGCTGATGCTTTGCAGTCAACCAGTGCTGTAGCTATTTCCGCGCAGATGACGGCTTCACAGGCCAAGCTGGAAATGATGGCACGGATTTTTGCCGAAACGGGTGTGCGCCATTTGATGCACTGTGTTCTGCGTCTGGTGACAATGTACCAGAACAAGCCGCGTATTATTAGACTGAGAAACAAGTTTGTGGCGATTGACCCAAGAGAATGGGACACGGAGTTTGATCTGGAAGTTTCGGTTGGTCTTGGAACAGGAAATGAAGACCAGAAGATGGGAATGCTGGCGCAGATTGCCTCCAAACAGGAACAGATTTTACAAACGCTTGGCGCAAACAACGGCGTTGTAACCCTTGCCCAGTATGTATCCACCCTTCGCCGTATGGCTGAAATGTCTGGTTTCAAGGATGTGGACAGCTTTTTCAGTATGCCGCAAGGTGATCCACAGCCACAGCAGGGCGCTGATCCTGAAATGCAAGTTGAGATGCAGAAAATACAACAAGAAATGGAAATGAAGAAATACGAAATTGACCAGAAGATGGTTCTTGAAAGAGAAAAACTGGCAATGGAGATGCAGCTAAAGCAACAGGAACTTGGGATAGAAACGGAGCTTGAAGCGGCGAGAATGGCGGCGGGCGATCCGGCTGGCAATGCCAATATCCCAAGGATTGTATAATGATTGATTGGAGAGAGCTTCTTTATGGTGGTAGTGCGGTTTTGTTTTTTGCTCTTATTATCTGGATGATAGTGTAATGGCGCTGTTCAGCTATACCCCACCGGCTTACTCAGGTATTTATTCATTACTAGACCCAGAAGCTGAAGCAAAGTTTCGTGCCAGTTTCACTTTCCCTCAATCGTTGTTTGATTTAACACCTGAAGGTGATGCAATTGAGCCGGTAATTCAGGTGGCATCAGCCGATAACAATGCTCTTCTGCCCTTACGTCGAAAACGGCGTTTGCCTGTTTATGAAGACGGTGGCGATGACAGAGATAACAATCGGCCACCGCCGTCGCTAACGGATCAAATAAGGGAAGGGTTTAGTTTTGGGCTAGGCCCAGTCAGTGAAGAGGATCGTCAGAAAGCAAGAGCGGCCTATGCAAAATTGGATGAACCCCAATCTCAAGATGGATTGCTGGTAGACGCTAACGATACTCCTCCATTTGGCGGTGTGGATTTCGGCCAGAGGGATGAAAGACCAGCCGATGTATGGGCGATTGAGGCGGGTGTAAAAGATCCGTCTTTACCACTAAATCGTTTTGTTCGAGCCAATAGAGACAAACAAGGTTATTTCCCAGAGGAGACGCCAGATTATATTCTAGAGAACCTTTTTGGTAGCGGGTTGCCTGGAAGACCTGATCGACAACATCCAGATTGGGTTGATCGTCTTTACACACGCAAAAGATCAGAAACTCCACCAGGCGCAGATAGGGTGATTGGTGCGTTTTATACGGATGACCAAGTGATGGTTGATCCTAATAACCCTGATACGGCTCAAGTTATAGATATGATGGTGGCAAATACAGGCATGACACGTAGTCAGGCTTTAGACGCTTTGGTGGCTCAAGACAAACAAAATCAGTCTGGGCAGGAATCATCAGAGGAAAAAGAATCGGTTTTGCCAGCACCTTTTTCCTATCCTACAACAGACGGCTTGTTAGGAAAAATCAAAAATTTCAACCCCTTACAGGCACTTAACAAATACATGGGAGAGGTTTCTGATATAGGAAGAATAAACCCGATAGCTGGTGGGGCGAGGGCATTAATGCCATTTTTAGCGGCTGCGTTTCCAACACCCCTTAGTCTGCCTTTCGGGTTGCTGACCCAATTCGGTGAAGATCGAACCCCATATGACTACTACGGCAAACCCGTAACAGATATAAAACATGGCCGTGGGGGCATGAGATGGCTCGGTGCAGATATACCTGGAGGGGGTAGTTATAGTCGGGTTCAGGGGCGTTTAGGTCCAGCCGGTGCGCCAATTACTGTTCATTCACCTTCAGGACTCCTTGATACAACAATTTCTGAGGACGAGAGAGGTTATAACATTACGCCCCAGATGTCCGATATTGCCCAACAAGGTTTTGAAGGTGCTTTTGCCCCTTATGATCCTGAAGCCGGAATCGTCGGAGATACTACAGGCACTACCGTTACTGGTGAAGAATTTGATTGGGCAGATTTTTATTAAGAATGGCGAAAATTGATGAAGAGTCACAGCGCGGTGCAAAAGCGGAAGCTGTACTTAGAAATGATATTTTCATAGAAACATTCGAGGTGTTGGAACAGGCTTACATTGATGCTTGGAAGAACACTGATCAAGACCAGACTGAAGAACGTGAAAGAATTTTTCGGTTGCAGCACACCTTAAACGAGGTGAAGTCGCATATTGAAAATGTAGCTCTGACAGGCCGTATGGCGGTTGAAACCATCGAGACGGCAATCAGATAATTGTAACATTTAAAAGAGGTAACTATGGCCGATACCAGCAAGATTGAAATCCCTGGTGGCTCTCATTTATCGCAACAAGAAGCGGTAAATGCACTCTTGCAAGCGGAAGCTCCTGAAGAGGATAACAAAGCGAACCAAGAGCCTGAAGCTGAGACTACTACGGAAGAAGTTGAAGCAACCGAAACGGAAACGGAAGAGTCGGAAGACGGTGTTGAAGCCCAATCTGAAGACGAGTCTGAGGAAGTTGAGGAAGAAGAAGTTTCAGAGGAAGAGGAAACGGAAGACGATACGGAATATACATACCGTGTCGTAGTCGATGGTGAAGAGAAGTATGTCACCCAAGACGAACTTACCAAAAACTACCAACTGGAACAAACAGCTAGAAAACGTCTATCTGATGCTGCTGAAATGCGTAAAGTAACAGAAGCAGAAAAGACGGCGCTTACCCAGCAGCGTGAGCAATATGCTCAAGCACTACAAGCTCTTGAAGGAAATCTTCAGCAGATTGGTAATGCAGCGCAGCCGAATTGGGATGATCTCTATGAAGAAGACCCACTGGAATATGTTAGACAAAAGGAAGTCTACAGAGAAAACCAGGAAAGGCTGCAACAGGTACACACAGAGAAAGCGCGTGTGGCTAATGAACAGTTGCAACAGCATCTTGTTCAGGAGTCTGCCAAATTAACGGAACGTATTCCAGAATGGAAAAATACGGAACTTGCCGCGAAAGAAAAGTCAGCGGTGATAAAGTACGCGCAACGAGTAGGTTTTTCTGAAGAGGAAATAAATACAACCTACGATAGTCGGGCCGTTTCTACTTTACGGAAAGCTATGTTGTACGATGAGTTAATGGACAAAAAGCCGGACGTGAAAAAGAAAACAAAAGCTGCACCCAAACTTACCAGAAGCTCAACTCCTAAAGAGGGACGTAAAAACTCTCAGCAAAAGCAAACGCAAAAGGCTTTTGAACGTTTAAACAAGTCTGGCAGCATGGACGATGCTGTTGACTATCTTTTACAAAGGAGTAGCTAATGGCTACACATACCACAAGCTCCGCTATCGGTGAACGTGAGGATCTAAGTAGCATCATCACGAAAATTGATCCGGCGGAAACCCCTGTTTTTTCCAATGCGAAGAAAGAGGTAACGTCTGGCGTTTTCCACGAATGGCAAGTCCAAGAACTTACCGCTGCTGTTGACACAAATTATGTCAATGAAGGAGCGGATTATTCTTATGTTAATCCGACTGCCACAACGAGAGTTGGAAATTATCACCAGATCTCTGCACAGGCAGCGCAAGTATCAAATACTTTAGACGTTGTCGATAAAGCCGGAAGGCAGAAAGAGACGGCTTACGTCAAGATTTTGAAAGGCCTTAATGAGTTTAGGGCAGCCGCTTAGTAATAAGTGGGCAATAACTGGGTGAATTGCTGGAAAGTCTGGCAACAGATAATCAGCAGCGAAGCCTCGAAAGAGGAACGTTCAACGACTATCCGAAAGGAGTAGAGCCAAGCGGCTCGAAGCGCCCAGCCCCTACAAAAGAGTAGGGTGAAGATATAGTCTCAACTGCACAGGTGAAAGCAATGTGCAGCGGTCCGAAAGGACGGGGCGAGAGGTAGCGTTCTCGCTTGAAGATAATGTGAACAGCGTAGAGACATAGATAAGTCTCTCTTCAAAAACGAAGCGCGGTCTTCTTCTGACCCTCGAAAAGCTGGGAAATTTTTGTCATGGATTACAAACATGTCATTGATTTCTGCATCTACTACCCCAGCCGGAACAGGCGCTGATGTGTCTGATATGGCCGGTACAAATGCGGCTTTGACTCTGGCTAAAGTTGATGCCGCAATGAAAGCGGCATACGACGACGGTGGGCAACCTGACATGTTAGTGGTTAACCCTGCCAACAAGGTTGCTTTCAGCGATCTGTCTTCTGGCAGCGTTGTAACTAACCAACTTCACATGACTGCAAGTGCGCCTACTGATGCGATCATAATCGGTAGCGTTTCAATGTATCTCACGGATTTTGGGACTTTGAACGTGGTTATTGACCGCCAGGCGACAAACACGGAGATACTTATGCTCGATAAGAATTACTATTCTATCGGCCATCTCCCTGGAAGGCTTTTCAAAGTCAGTGATGTTGCACCTGTTGGTGACGCAGAGCGGTTTGCAATAATCTCTGAGTGGACTTTGATCGTGAAAGCGCCCAAGGCTCACGCAGCGGTTGTTGATCTTTCAACAACGTAATAACCCTCGACAATATTACGTTAAACTAGGGGCGGCTTATGCCGCCCCACCCTTTTGAGGTTTTATGAAAAGAAATCTGAGTTACGATCCGATACAGAAAAAGCGCACTGATTTTGTAGTAGAAACAAACGGTGATATGCGCGTTGATACTGTACAGGATGTCACGCCCATAACAGAACAGAACAAGGTTTTCCATAACGAATATCAATATGGAAAAATGATTGGCAATACGCAGAAACACCACCAGAAGGTGGCTGAGATTCCGGCTAACCTTTATTATGATCTGGTAAAAAAACTGGGTGAACCAAGGAATAATCTTAAAGCATGGAAAAAGTGGCTGAATGACCCAGACAACAGGTTCTTCCGCGCTGGAGGCGGTCATATCTGATGGCTATTGGAACTTACGCTGAATTGCAGACAGCAGTGCAAAACTTTCTTGGACGCACTGATATTTCTGGGGATAGAACAAAGGAATTTATTGCGCTGGGTGAGGCGCGGATGTCGCGTGAGCTTGAGTCTCGATCACAGGAAAAACGTGCCACCTCGACACTGGTTGCTGGCACGGATTTTTATTCGTTGCCGACTGATATGCGAACAATCCGTTCTGTCAAGTTAAACACTTCTCCAGTAACAACATTGGTGTATCACACACCCAATTCACTTAGTTCGGCGTTTACTTCTACAGCTAATGCAAAGCCTACGGCCTACACAGTCATTGGTGATGAAATCCGTTATCAACCAACACCTGATTCCGGCTATACAAGTGAGATCACATATATTGACGGTCTTACGGCCTTGTCGGATTCAGCGACAACCAACACTGTTTTAACACGCCACCCAGATGCTTATTTGTACGGCGCTTTAAGTGCGGCGGCTATTTATTTTGGTGATGACGCTAGGCTTACAAATTTTGAGGCGTTGTTTAAACGTTCTCTTGAGGAAATCAACACCGACGAAGAGAGAAGCAAAACTGGTGGTGGTGGTCTATTTATGAAAAGTGACTTTGGAGAAGATTAATGTCAGCACTATCTGATTATGCAGAATTAAAATTACTCGACCACATGGTAAAAAGTGGGGCTACATGGACAAATCCTGGCTCTGTTTTTCTTGGTTTAGCTACTACTTCTTTCTTGGATGCTGGAAGCGGCACGGAATTAAGTGGCAATGGATATGCAAGAGTAGAAATTACATTTGGTACTTCTGCTGCCAGTGGGTCTATTTCAAATACCGCCGCCGTTGAGTTTTCAGCAGCGACTGGCTCATGGGGTACAGTGTCGCATTTCGGAATCTTCGATGCTTCCACATCAGGAAATTTATTGGTTCATAGCGCCCTTGATGCTTCCAAGGCCATCTCAAGCGGAGATGTGTTCAAAATAGCTATCAGTGGAATTACTGTAACGGCTGCATAATGAATGTCTATTGTACCAATCGGTCTGGATCAAGTTGACCAATACAACACCAGTGTTGATGCCTTAACGACATCTTTCGATAATTCTTTCTGGGATACGGCGGATTATAACAATCCTCTTCTTGAGCAACTTGATAACTGGGGAAGTCTGGATAGTCTTCCGTTCTCTCTTGATAGTTCGTCTTGGGAAACAGCGTATGTAAGATTTGGCGTAGGTAGTGTAGCTACATCTGCCACAACTACCGGCGCTGCAATCCGGCAACGTTTAGGTGAGGCTACCGCCGCTACAGTAGTTACAACTTCTGGTGCGGCGACAAGGATAGCACTCGCAACCTCTACGGCAAACACGGCGGTTACTGTTTCTGGTGCGGCGACCAGAATAATGCTGGCTGAAGGTACAGCAGCGGTTGCTGTCACAGCTACAGCGTTGGGCGGCTTTGAAGCTGCTGGTACAGCCAGTATGGCTGGTGTGGTAACAGTGGCGGGTAGCGCGGTTATCGTTGCTTTGGGAGCGAGTACATTACAAACGGCTGTAACAGCAACGGTGGGCGGGGAAATACTTGGCGAAGCATGGACGGTAGTTTCTGACACGGCCCAAAGTTACACGGTGACAACAGATAATGCACATACTTGGACAGAAACAACTGACACAGCACACGTTTGGAATACTGCATGACTTTATTTAGTGTACCGTTGGGTGAGTGGATTCCAGACCAACCTGATCTTGAAAATGGGACAACTGAAGCCAAGAACTGTGTTCCGGCAGCAAAGGGATATGTGCCGCTGAAGACATTGACCGATTATAGCCTTGCTGCTGATGGTACGATATTGGAGATTACGGCAGCGAAGTCAGCGGGTGGAGTTGTTAGTCTATTTGCTGGAGATACAACAAAACTATACAAGCACAACACTGCCACAAATGCTTTAGATAATGTATCAAAGTCTGGTAATTACAGTTTGGCTACAAATGACCGTTGGCAATTTATCCAATTTGGAACGAAAGAAATTGCTGTTTCTGGGCATACGGTAAACACCCAAAACTTTACTTTGGGTACAAGCAGTTTGTTTTCTGATTTGGCTGGCGCACCACGGTCAAAATATATAGGCGTTGTGCGTGATTTTGTGGTCATGGGGAATATTTACGAAAGCAGCACGGCCCATGCGACAAGAGTCCGTTGGTCTGCAATCGACGATGAAACAGGATGGACGGTTGGAACCAACCAATCCGACTTTCAGAACATACCTGATGCGGGTCATATTCAGGGTATAGTTGGCGGTGAAAACGGCACTATATTTCTAGAACGTGGTATAGCGAGAATGTCCTACGTGGGCAGTCCGTTGATATTCCAGTTTGATATGACTGAAACTGGGCGCGGGTGTGCAATCCCAGGATCAATCTGCAACATTGGTGCGCTGAGTTTTTATTTTTCAGACGACGGTTTTTATGCCTATTCAAATACTTCTGGTGAATCCCAACCCATAGGTGCAGAGAAGATTAACAGGACAATGCTCGCGGATATTGATCGTTCTTACGATAGTAAGATGACCAGTGCTATTGACCCGTTGAACCAGATTGCAGTTTGGTCGTATGTGAGTAATGACGCGAGTGGAAGCACACCAGACAAGCTGTTGATTTATAACTACGCGATCAACCGTTGGTCGAGGGCAGAAGTTGACTGCGATATGATTGCCCCATTTTTTGATGCTGGGTACACTTTAGAAGGCATGGATACGATCAACGCCTCAATAGATGCTCATACAATTTCTTTTGACAGCGACAGTCTCAAGGGCGGCACATACTTTTTTGGTGGCAGTGCGTCCAACAAGGTCAGCACATTCAATGGGGCGGCAATGGCAGCAACTATTGAAACAGGAGAGTTTGCCGCTAACAAGGGCAAGTTTAGTTTGGTAACACAGGTGCAGCCGAATACTGAAGGCGGAACGGTGACTGCACAAATTTCAGGAAGAAGTAGACAACAGGATGCTGCCAGTTTTGATTCAGCACAGAGTTTAAACGCTGCTGGGTTTTGCCCAGTGAGGAACAACTCACGTTTTCACAAGGTAAGATTAAATCTAAGCGGTGCTTGGACACAGGCACAATCCGTAGAAGTTGAAGCGTCTGCCGCTGGCTCCAGATGACCGATTTCAACTTTCGTAAACTACCTCTTGCCGGTGGTAGCCCAAGAGAAATATCTGAGGTTGTCAATAATCTGGTTGATGGAAAGACAAATGCAAAGGGAAGTGTCACACTAACGGCGAGTACAACGACTACGGATGTATCAGATTTACGTGTTGGCGAAGACACAGTGATACTACTTATGCCTTCTACTTCCAACGCGGCGGCGGCTTGGGCGACAACATTTGTAAGCAGTCGCGGGAAACAGACATTTACTTTAACCCACGCTTCAAACGGCCAGACCGACAAGATTTTTAAATATGTCGCGATTGGGTGATGATTTCCAGAGACTCAGCACTCACATTGAAGAGGCTTTGAAGTACGCTGGAAACAGCCACAACCTTGGAGACGTGTATTCTGAAATTCTTTCCGGCAAGGCGCAGTTCTGGCCTGGTAAAAATTCGGTAATTATCACGGAAATAATAACGTACCCAGCTTTCAAGTCAGTCAGGTTCTGGTTGGCTGGAGGTAGGATGAGCGAACTTCTTAAAATGGAAAAACAGGTTGTCGAATGGGCTAGGGGAGTTAACTGCACAGTTTGTGAAATCATGGGCAGACCTGGTTGGGAAAAAGTTTTGAAAGACTACAAGAAAACCTCTGTATTATTACATAAGGAAATTTGAGATGAGTAAGGGCGGCGGCACAAAAACAGAATATGTAACGTCTGAACGGACTAACGAGCCAGCGGCATTCATTAAGCCTTTTATGGAATTTGGCGCAGACGAGGCGCGGAGACTGTATGAAAGCAACTTGCCAGAATACTTTCCTCAATCCACGGTAGTCGAATTTTCACCTCAGACTGATGTGGCACTTAGAGGCATAGAAGAACGGGCAGCGGCTGGTAGTCCTTTGGCAGATGCGGCAATTAATACTGCCCAAAACACCATCGCCGGTAATTTTCTATCTGGATCTAACCCATATCTGGAAGCAGCCCTGAAGCCAGCGCGTGATATTGTTCAAAGCACATTTGCTGGTAGTGGTCGATTGGGAAGCGGTGCAAATGCAGAGGCTTTGGCAAATGCAACAAATCAGATTGCGTTTCAGAATTACAACGCTGAAAGAGCGAGACAGCAACAGGCGCTAGGGATGGTTCCGACATTGCAAGACGCTGCTTATGATCCGTTCCGTAGATTGGCTGGTGTTGGTGCAGCGCGTGAAGCAAAGGCAGGCGAAGCTCTTCAAGCAGCAGTCAACAGACACAATTTCCTCCAGAATGTCCAAGCAGATAAACTGGCTCGATATCAGGCACTTGTTGGTGGAGGACAATTTGGCGGCACATCAACGGAAAGCAAACCTATCTTTAGTAATCCGGCGGCAAATTTCCTTGGCTCGACATTAGGAGGGGGAATGATTGGTAATATGTTTGGTATGCCAGGATTAGGCGCTCTCGGCGGCGGCTTGCTGGGACTCGTATAATGGGGATTTTAGCAACAAAAAACCCTCTTTTTGAGTGGTTTTACCCGACAGTACCACAGGCTAATGTTATGCCAACACCACAGGCTAATGTTATGCCAACACCACAGGCTAATGTTATGCCAACACCACAGGCCAATCCTTCAGGATTGCTTGGTAATTTCGGGGTGAATCCTCTGTTACAGCCATTTTTGTCTCCTAATGCACGGAGCAACGCGCTTAGTATGGCAGGGTTACAATTTGCTGGGGATATTATGAAAGGTGCTGGGCCGTCATATACGCCCAGAAGTTTCGGTCAAATAGTCGGAGGTGCAGCAGCACCCGCTGCCCAGACATATCAGAAAAGTTTAATGAATGATGTCAATCAGGCTTTGACAGGCATGAAACTGGGACAGCTTACGTCTCAAGCCGCGCTCGCACAACGTAAAGCTGAAGCACTTAAACAATTAGGAATATTAAACCCAACAGACCCAGACTATGGCATAAAACGGAAGAAACTGTTCGCGTTGGCTTACCCAGAAAAAGCAGCGGAAGCCGCTTTTAGGAAGAAAAATTTAAAAGTTGTTGGCAATAAAAAGGACGGATTCTATTCTTTTAATCCTGAAAATTCGGAGTGGAGTCTGATCAAGGCTGGTGCTGGGGCAGATTGGAAAGCACCAACCAAATTTATTCAAATCATTGATAGAAAAACCAACGACACGTTAGGCACTTTTCCTAATAATGCTAAAGAGTTGAAACCAGGGGGTAAATATTACGGCGCAGACAATACGAAGGATCTACAATTCTACGCAGTTGGCTCAATTGCCGTCACACCTAAAGATTTGGAGAGTGTCCCAGCAACTCAGAAGGCTTTGGAAAAAGATGTTATAACCTCAACAGGAACTATAGCCAAGGTTATGCGCCTTGGAGAAGAATTTGAGGACAAATTTCAGCAGTTTTTACCGCGAGGCGGAATACTGTTTAAGAGTTTTCTTGAAAAGTATTTTAATAGAAAGTTATCTGAGTCTGAAAAAGCAGAAGTCACAAAGTTTGCAGAATTTAAGCGATTGGCTTCATCAAACTTAAACAAATACATAAAAGATATCACAGGCGCACAAATGTCATTACCTGAAGCTGAACGGTTAAAGCTGGATATGCCAAACCCAGGCACAGGATTATTTGATGGTGATGGCCCTACGGTGTTTAAATCCAAGTTAAACGGAGTTATCAGAGATTTAAAACTGTATCGCGCTAGGGCTATGCACATGAGAAGAGAAGGTTTGGAATTTACCCGTGATACAGATGGCAAGGTAGCCGACGCGGAGATAGACCTCGATGATATGATGGGTACAATTACGCGCCGTGGCGTACAACTTGCCACACAATACAGAGCCGCTGGCCATTCTGATGAAGTTGTCTCGCAAAAAGTAAAAGCAGATTTGAAAACGGAGTTTGGGTGGTAATGGCACAAACACAATCTAAAGTACCAATAGAGGATTTAGTAAGCGGTATTATAAACCCAACAGGGTCGGCTGCAAAATCTCAGATAGATCATCAGACAGTTTTTGACGATGACCCTGAAGACCCTAGCCTGTTGGAAGACGTAGCCAAAAGTGCAAGGGCTGGTGCTGCAAGAGGGATACCGTCCATACCTGGCGTTGGCGGTGATATTGAAAAACTGTTTGAAATGTTTGCTACTTGGGCAAACAAAGAATTCGGTGCAGATTTTGATATTGATACTACCGAAACATCTTTGCCCACCACTCAGGACATTGTAGCTAAATTACCTGATGCAGTGAAAGAGTGGGGAGACTACGATCCAAAAACAGATTTAGGCAGATATACAAAAACCGGCACAGAATTTGGTAGTGCGGCACTTTTACCAATTCCAGGCACTACACTTTATAAAGCACCTATGATGGGTTTGCAACGCATTGCAAAATCATTAGCCCCATCAGCGGCTGTCGGAACAAGTGCCGGTTTGCTTGGTGAAAGCGCGAAAGACGTTGCAAGAGGAATGGGTTTCGATGACTCCGCGCAAACTGCTGGGACATGGACGAGTTTGTTATCCGCTATCCCTCTGGCATACGCAACAAGAGGGAAAAGTCAAGCAGGTAAAATTGCAAAAGAAGCACTCAAGGATATTCCTACTGATAAGATCGACGCTGCAAGAATACTGGAAAAAGAGGCAAAGCAAGTTGGATTGCCTTTGTCTGCTGCTGAATCAATCGATAGCGGAAACCTCGCACGTATAGCTGGAGACGTAGCCGCCAACAGATTTTCTGGCCCAACAATGGGCAGATTTCTATCTGGCAGACCCAAGCAAACACAAGAAGCGGTTGATACATCATTGGCGGCTGCTGGTGGGCCTGTTGCCCATCCGAAACTTGTAGCAAAAGAGGCGAGCGACACCGCCGCTGAAGTTTTAAAAAGAGCGAGAGAAGCCAGAACCGTGTCGGCGCAGAAAGCCGGTTATAAGGCTGCTGACTTGCAGTCTGTCTCTTCTGAGTTGATCGATAATGTGAGGAAAAACGGTGAGGCAATATTAAAGACTTTGCCGGAGGGTAGTCCGACAATTCAGCCATTACAGGAAATGCTGAAAAGAATTTCCAAGGCAGTCAAAACAAAACCTTCACCAAAGCGTTTCCCAGATTTAGGCCGGAGATATGGGCCAGCAAAAATAGAACCTCGCGCCCCATCTAAAAAAGCCCCCAAACGTATTTCGGAAACAAACATAGCCAAACTGGACAGCGCCTATAAAGAGTTCCGTGACAAAATAAGGAAGACTGATCCTGTCAATGCAATGGACGCACAAGCTCAGAACAAAGTCGGGCAACTTGTAAGGCAACTGGATGAAGTGCTGCTGACAAACCCGACCTATGCAAAAGGACGTGCCAGACATAAACTTATTACTGAAAAAGTAATCGATGTATTGGACGCTGGTGATATAGGCGCATTAAGTAGAGCCGGTAGCAGTGTCGATTCTGTAACAAAGATCATTTCATCTCCGACATCAGCCAGAAAGGAAAGTATCACTCAACTAGCAACCCTGTTAAACAAAGTTAACCCAAAAACTTTCCCCAAAATCGCAAGGCTTTGGATGGAGAATGTCTTCGACGTAAAACTGAGGGTCAACAAGGGTGGGCCTGATTTAGCGGCTGGCGCTGATATCTTTCAGGCGATGATGGGTACACCGCTAACGCGAACACGTACACTCGCTGTTCTTGATGGTGTAGCTAGGGCGCAAGGGAAAGACCCTAAACAACTAAAAATGGGTTTTGAAAAACTAATGAGAGTGTTTGAACGAACAGGCCGTATTCCAGGTTTTGGAAGCCCGACTCAACCACGGCAAGAATTTGCCAGACAAGCCGGTAAGGGTAGGCTCACAGCAATTACGGATTTAGCCATAACCAAACCTTTGGGAAAGGTTAGCGAGTGGTTATCTGATATGTACAGGAAAAGGGCGTTCAATAAACTTGCAGATGTGTTCACCCATCCAAATTCTGTAGACAAATTAATTGATTTGGCAAAGAAAAAACCACGCACGGCGGCTATTCAAACGG